ATCATAAGATATAAATTTCAATAATGACTAGTAAAATTAAAGTAGATAATATTAATAAAGTTTCTGATGACTCTAATGTCATTAATAAATGTGGATCAACTGTAACAGTAGGATCAGCACCAGGTAATCTTCGATCTGGCACAAATAATTTACAAGCATCAGATGGTGGAAATTTAATTAGTCAATGTGGTTCAACAATAACTTTAGGAGCAAGTGGAGACACCATCACTTTAGCCTGCGGTGCTTCACAATCAGGTTTTGGTAGAGCAGGTTCTGTAAATTGGTGTTCAACTATTTATACAAACAGTCCAGGCACTGTCGCTGCTACAAGTGGTAAGGGATTTTTTTTAAACACAACTTCAGGATCGATAACAGTTACTTTACCTTCATCTCCTAGTTTTGGAGATATCGTTGCGATAAAAGATTATGCGAATACTTTCGATTGTAATTCAGTGACGATTGATAGAAATGGATCAAAACTATCAGGAGCTTGTGCAAATGGACTTCTTGCAACAGAGGGTCAATCAGTTACGTTAGTTTTTACAGATTCTACAAGAGGGTGGCTAAATGTTAATACAGATACAACTGTCGAAGCGCCAGCTTTTATATCAGCTAGTGGTGGAACAGTAACAACGTCAGGTAATTATAAAATTCATACATTTACAGCAGATGGAAATTTTGTTGCCACTGCCGGAACATCAGCGCCTAATAACGAAGTTTCTTATATGGTAGTTGCTGGAGGTGGAGGATCAGGAGCACAACAAAGAGGTGGTGGAGGTGGAGGTGGTTTTAGAGAAGATAGAGCAAGTAATGATTCTTATTCAGCATCACCAAAAGACGGTGCTGGAACTATTAATATCACATCAGCAACTTTTCCAATTACAGTGGGTGCTGGTGGAGCAGCAGGAACAGCAGCATCTCCAGACGCAAACACAAATGGATCTAATTCAATATTTAGTACAATAACATCTACAGGTGGTGGAAGTGGCGGAAGTGGTACAGCACAACCAGGTGGTCCATATCCAGGTGGTGGTCCAGGAGGATCAGGTGGTGGTGCAGGAGAAAATCAACCTAATCCTGGAAGTAATGGTAATCAACCACCCGTATCACCAACACAAGGAAATCCTGGTGGTAATGGTTGTAGAGGTGGCCCTAACGCAGGATCTGCCGCAGGAGGCGGTGGAGCTGGAGGATCAGGTGGACCAATACAAGGAACATCTCCTGATTCAAAAGGAGGTGCTGGTGGTGTAGGCGTATCAACAAGTATAACAGGATCTTCCTTATCTTACTCAGGTGGTGGTGGAGGTGGCGGTTATCCTACTGCTGGAGTTCCTGGTGGACCAGGAAGTCCATGTGGAACAGGTGGTGCTGGTGGATCTCATCCAGGTGGTGATGGTGGAGCTGGAACTACTAACAGAGGTGGCGGTGGTGGTTCAGGAGCAGCAGGTGGAGCCGATGGTGGAGCTGGAGGTTCAGGTGTTGTAGTTATAAGATATAAATTTCAAAACTAGGTAAATTATGAGTACAATTAAAGTAAATAAAATAGAAAAAAGATCAGGAAGCACACTAACATTAGGTGGCGCTTGTACAGCTGTAACTTTAGCTTGTGGTGCAACACAAACAGGATTTGGTAGAACAGGAACTGTTAACTGGTGCACAACTGCAAAGACTTCTCCTTTAACTGTAGAATCAGGAAAAGGTTATTTTTTAAATACAACTTGTGGATCGATTACAGTTACGCTTCCAAGTTCGCCTTCTGCTGGTGACATTGTGGCTTTTAAAGACTATGCTAATAAATGGGATTGCAATTCAGTTGCAGTTTGTAGAGGTGGATCAAAAATTAATGGTGAGTGTCATAATGCAGAGTTAAGCACACAATCTCAATCAGTAACTTTAATTTATGTTGATGGCACTAAAGGTTGGCAGGATATTCATGACTCAACTTCTAACGTAACAGGTGTTCCAACTTTTATAGTTGCAACAGGTGGTACAATTACAACATCAGGAAATGATAAAATTCACACATTTACTTCAGACGGTAATTTTATAGTTAATACAGCGCCAACTCCAGCAAATAATAATGTTTCATATTTGGTTGTTGCAGGTGGTGGAGGTTCCTCTATTGGAGGTGGAGGAGCAGGAGGTTTCAGAGAAGGTAAAACTCCAGCAACACCTTACACAGCTAGTCCTTTAAACGCTCCAGCAGGTTTACCTGTTTCAGTTCAAACTTACCCTGTTACTGTTGGTGGTGGCGGCGCAGGCAATACAGTTCCACCAGGAAATAATGCTGCAGCAGGTTCAACTTCATCTTTTAGTACAATATCATCCGCTGGTGGTGGAATAGGTGCAGCTAATAGCACAGCAGGTGGAAATGGTGGATCAGGAGGCGGAGGAGGTGGTGGCCCTGGCCCTTTTGCAGGAGGATCTGGTAACACTCCCCCAACAAATCCAGCGCAAGGATTCGCTGGTGGTGTCGGTGGAAATACACCGCCAAACAATGCAGGTGGTGGCGGAGGTGGTGCAACAGCTGCAGGAGGGACAACTACCTCAACAGCTTCAGGTAATGGAGGAGCAGGAGCAACAACTTGTATTTCAGCTTCACCAGTAGGAAGAGCTGGAGGTGGCGGCGGAGGCGCAAGAAACTCACCACCACATACGGGTGGAACAGCTACCGATGGCGGAGGTGCAGGAAAACCTTATGGACCTGGTAATGGAACTGCAGGAACAGCTAACACAGGTGGCGGCGGAGGTGGAGCCGGAAGTGAAGATTTTGGTGGAACAGGTGGAGCTGGTGGATCAGGAGTAGTGATTATAAGGTATAAATTTCAATAGTTGAAATAAATTAAAAAATAATATATAAGGAGAACATTATGGCACATTACGCAAAACTAGGAGCAAACAATAAAGTTATAGCAGTTCATGTTGTAGCTGATAAAGATTGTCAAAATGCCGATGGTATTGAAGATGAAGAAGTAGGTAGACAGTTTTTGGAAAGAATCCATAGCTGGCCTCTTTGGAAAAAAACATCTTACAATACTTATAATAATAAACATAAATCAGGTGATGACTCTAAAGCATTTAGAGGTAACTATGCTGGTATAGGACACACTTATGATGAGGACAATGATATGTTCTTACCAAAAAAACCTTATGCTAGTTGGGTTCTTAATACAGCAGAAGCAAGATGGCAGTCGCCTATAGGTGATGCTCCAGAGTTATCAGAAGAAGAAAGATTAACTCATATGTATGAGTGGGACGAAGCGAACGGGAGCTGGAATAAAATAGAAAAATAATTTATGCAGAAGGTGGTGCTGTCTGAAATTGATGTATATACTGGCGAAGTGTCAATGCCAACCGGCTTTGAAATTGACCGAGATCAAATAAAAAACAATATCATTACATCTTATATAAAAGAAAATAGAATTAGTAAAAATAATAAAGATTACTCTTATCAAGATTATCGAGTACCTTTTTCTCAACCTTTACAATGGTTGCAAGATTATATTAGAGATCATTGGAGAGTTGAATATGGTTATAGTTTAGTAACTAAGACTATGCACGGTAATGTTATGCATCCTAAAGAAAAATCTTGGACAAGACATCAAGTTGATCCTGTTGACTTACGTAACTCATCAGATTACACATTTATTTATGGTGTTGATATTCAGAAAGGTTCTTCAGAATGTATTATTGAATATGATGATAACAGAAGAAAAAATAGAACTTGGCACATACCCATGAAAAATAATCATTTTATAATGTTTCCAGCCACTAACAGGTATTGTTTTTCAGCCAATACTTCCAATAAATTAAATGTAACTTTAACAATTAACTATGAATATATCTAATTACTACTGGTACTTTCAATCTGTAATACCGCCAAGAATTTGTGACATGATTGTGCAATATGGTAAAGCAGAAAAGAACAGAGAGATTATGGCTATTACAGGAGGTTTTGGTAGAGATAGAGATTTAAGTAAAAATCCTCTTAATAAAGATGAAATAAAAGATTTACAAAAGAAAAGGGATTCAAATATTGTTTGGATGAGCGATAGATGGATATACAAAGAAATTCAACCTTATGTTCATATGGCAAATCAAAACGCAGGTTGGAATTTTGAATGGGATTATTCTGAATCTTGTCAATTTACAATATATAAAAAAGGTCAATATTATGATTGGCATGCTGATAGTTGGGATAAACCTTATGTAGAAGAAGGACCAACAAAAGGTAAGATCAGAAAACTATCTGTAACGGTTAGTTTAACAGATCCAAAAGAATACAAAGGCGGAGAGTTAGAGTTTGATTTAAGGAATCAAGATCCTGATAAAAAACCTAATATTCATACATGTGATCAAATATTACCAAAAGGCTCTTTGGTTGTGTTTCCCTCTTTTGTATGGCACAGAGTTAAACCAGTAACGAAAGGAGTAAGGCATAGCTTAGTAATATGGAATCTTGGCTATCCTTTTAAATAATATGATACAAGGCGGAAGTAATAAACCAAAAGGACATGTAGAGTTTCAATCTTCATTCTATTTTCAAACACCAATATGGATTGCAAAAGCACCCATGTTTCTTAAAAATGCAATTAAAGTAACAGATAAATATGTTAAAAATGCTGATAAGCTTTTAAAAGATAAATTAAAAAATGAACCTAAATGGAAAAAAGATATAGGCACATTTGGTTTATCAAAACACAGTGAGAGTTTTTCAAACGACCCTAAAATTAAAGATTTAGTTCAATTTATAGGACAACGATCTTATGAGTTTTTAGATTGGCAAGGATTTAGTTTACAAAACCATAGCTTACATTTTACAGAATTTTGGGTGCAAGAGTTTAGTGAAAAAGGTGGAGGACACCATGATACTCATGTTCATTGGAATCAACATGTATCAGGATTTTATTTTTTAAAATGTAGTGAGAAAACATCTTACCCAATATTTCATGATCCAAGACCTGGT